GACAAAATCGGTCCCGAGACGCTCTCCGAGTACGAGCGGCGTGCCGGTATTTCAGTGCACGCTTTGCTCGATGCGATCGTCATGGATCGTCGTCGCATTAGCCCCAACGATGCGGGCCATCTGTCCTATTCGTACAATTGCACGGACCCAAGCATCGAAGCTACCGGGTTGCTCAAGTCGTACGAAGAGACCAAAGCCTACAAGATGTTGATCATGCTTGCCGAATTCCGAGATGGCAAAGATGAAAAGTTTTCGCTTCGGTACGCGTACTCCAGTGCCGGCGTGCATCGTGCCACAATGTGTGAGTGGCGATCACAGCATCAGCTTTTCGATACGCTTATGACCATGATACAGGAAGAAATGGTCGACACCATGCGAGCCGAAGCTTATCGTCGTTCAACGATTGGTCATGAAGAACCCATCTTTTACCAAGGTGTTAACACTGGTGAAAAAATCCGCAAGTTTAGTGATGGACTCCTGCAGTTCACGCTGATGGGGTANGATGCCAAATTNCGTTCAAAAGACGTCAACATGAATGTGTCNGGTTCGTTGGATTCAAACATCAATATCGAGGGTCTACGTGATAAGCTCGCCCAACGTCTATCAAACAAGGTCAAAGCGGAAAGCTAGTCGGGCCGCGGTGGCCGACCCTTCCAACATGAACTCTTTTGTGTCCGAGTTGTCGGACATGGAGACGCTCGANNTGTACTACGATTGGCCAACTTGGGCGCGGCAAAACCAGATGATCCCGTTGCACGATGACGACTGGACCACGTGGCTCATTTTAGCCGGCCGTGGTTGGGGCAAAACACGCTGTGGTGCCGAATTCGTGCGTTACTACGTTGAAAATGGCTTGGCCACTCGTATCGCGCTGATCGCAGAAGATGCGGGCGATGCACGCGACGTCATGATCGAGGGCGAGTCCGGCATTCTGGCCATATCGCACCCCAAATGCAAGCCCACCTTCGTCCCATCTAAACGCCGCGTTGAGTGGCCCAATGGCGCGATTGCAACGATCTACTCGGACAACGACCCCGAGACTTTGCGCGGCCCACAGCACGATTTGTTCTGGTGCGATGAGCTTGCCAAATTCCGCAATGCTGAGGACATGTGGTCCAACTTGATGTTCGGACTTCGCCTTGGCCAACGCCCCCGGGGCGTGATCACCACAACGCCCAAGCCAATCCCAATCGTGCGTCGCTTGATGGAAGACGAGCGCGTGTACGTCACCTCGGGCACCACGCACGAAAACTTCAATAACCTAGCGCCCACGTTTCGCGACGAGATCATCGCACAGTACGAGGGCACACGCATTGGGCGGCAAGAGCTGTACGCCGAGGTCATCGATCCGGAAGACTACGGCATCGTCAAACGCGACTGGTTCAAGCTGTGGGACGCAGACCGCGCATTGCCCGAGTTCATTTACATTTTGCAAAGCTACGATTGTGCGTACACCGAAAAGACTCAAAACGATCCAACAGCTTGCTCCGTGTGGGGCATCTTTAGACCCAATGATGACCGCCCGCTGTGCGCCATGCTCATTGATTGTTGGGAGGACTTCCTCTCGTACCCGGACCTCAGACCCAAAATCATCGAAGAGTACGGCTCCATCTACGGCGAGCCCGGCAAGAAGGTGGACCTCGTGCTAGTTGAGGACAAAGCGTCGGGCATTTCGATCATTCAAGACTTGCAACGCGCTGATGTACCCGTGCGCGCCTACAATCCGGGCCGCGCCGACAAAGTACAGCGTTTGCACTTGGTGGCCAACATCATCGCACACGGCCGGGTCTACGTGCCCGAATCACTCGTACATCGGGGCCAACCGCGCGATTGGGCTGAACCATTCGTGAGCCAGATTTGCTCCTTTCCCGAATCGCAACGCGATGACCTCACGGATACCTGCACACAAGCGCTACGCTTATTGCGCGACATGTCCTTTTTAAACATCGATCCCGTGGCGCCCGACACTGACTACGTGGACGAAGAATACAGGGTTAAACGGGAGAATCCTTATGCCCAGTGATGATTTTTTGGATCCTATCGACTTGGCGACATTGCTGACCTCGCTTAAAGGTTCAGTCCCGGCGTCATTTGCCGCATATCACTCGGAACTCAANCCGGGCGAGGACGAAGCATTGCGTGCCAAGTATGGCCCGGCAAATTTCTACCAACACATGGGCACGGCAATCCCACAGCGCAATTATCGTGCACCAAATCCCTATGCCGCTCAAGGTAAAGCGGTGGCCGATATGCAGGATTTTCGCATGCGTTTTCCAACACCCGAGATGCAAAAAGCTGTGATCGAATCGATGAACCACTACGCCGGTGGTGGCCTGCGCAAATCGGTGCAAGAGATGGCCGAGGAGTTACTCAAAAAAGGCGTTAAAACCGAGGACAAGCCGGATTTGGGACGTCGGTCGCTGTTCGGCATGGGCTCGATCATGCCGCCCAAAGATTTTCCTATGTCCATTCACGGCGATCTGGATAAAGCCCCCAAGGTGGTGCAAAAGACCACTGAGATCGTGCCCGGCGGGCAGAAATCGACGATTGAATCGCTTGCTCANACGCCCACATCTAGGCGTCAGATTTTAAGTTCGGCCGCTAGTCAAGCGGTCCGCGGTGCTTTGCCCGATCTGGGTGGGTTGGGCGCCATGGGCAATGTGGCCAAGATCGCAGAATCGGTGGCTCCGGCCGCAGTCTCGGCGGACATGGCTCCCGGCTTAATAATGGCGGCGATCAAGCGCGGTATGTCGGAAGAGGAAGCTGTGAAATTCGTGCGAGGTCAGTTAGGCGATGTGCCGCCAACAAAGGCGTTCAATCTTAACGACCCTAATCACGTGCAATTAGAGGCGATGTACAAACATCTAAGCGATCCGGAGTGGGCACCGAACGAATGGGAATTCTTCGGCCCTATGCGGCCTTCTGGTGCGCTGAATGTGATGCTTCATACGCCGAGCGCGGATGTGTCACCTCTTCAATTGCGCGGAGCGCTTAGACAAATCAAAGAAGCCGATCCAGAAAGATATCAACAGTTAATCAATGCGTCAAAAGACTTTTCAATGTCTACTGGCGAGACGGCTGTTGAGATGGGAATGATTTCTCCTCAAGATCTAGAAAAGTACATGAAAGGCGAACATGCACAGCCCAATATTCGCCCAGAGGATTTGTGGAGCGAGTGAGCTGTGTTAAAATCGCACATATTAAAGGCTGACAATGGCAACTGAATTCCCACAACCGCAGACGGAGGTACCCGCAGGTCCTGAGGACACCGAGGGTTACACTGTCGACCTCGAAAGCGAAATCAACGATGTAGAAGAGCAACCGGATGGCTCAGCGATCGTACACTTGGACGACCTAGAAGGGCCAAGCGAGGACCAAGATTTCTATGCCAACATGGCCGACGAACTCGATTCGTGGGACTTGAGCAAGATGGCGTTCAAATACATTGATCTATTCGAGAAGGATCGGCAAGCAAGAGAAGAGCGCGACAAGAAATACGAAGAGGGTTTACGCCGTACTGGGATGGGCGACGACGCACCGGGCGGCGCGAATTTCCAAGGCGCGAGTAAGGTGGTGCACCCGGTGATGGCCGAAGCGTGTATCGATTTTGAATCGCGTGCAATCAAAGAGCTATTCCCTCCAGATGGTCCTGTGCGGACACACATCGTGGGCAAAAAAGACGAAGAAGCTGAGCAACGCGCTGAGCGCAAACGCGATTTCATGAACTGGCAGTTAACAGACCAGATCGTCGAGTTTAGGGATGAAGAGGAGCAGATGCTCACCCAACTACCGCTCGGAGGTTCGCAGTATTTACAGATGTGGTACGACGACCGCAAGAAGCGCCCCTGTGCCGAATTTGTGCCAATCGATAACATCCTTCTACCGTTTGCATCGGGCAATTTCTACACTGCTCAGCGGGCTACGCACGTGCAGGACATCACTCAGCAGGAGTTTGAAAGCAGGATCGAGAGCGGGTTGTATCGCGATATCGATATCATTCGCACGGTGATGGAGCCCGAGAACACTAAGAGCGAAAAAGCGAATGACAAGATCGAGGGCAAGAAATTCAATGAAAACATCGACGGATTGCGTCGAGTGTTTCATTCGTACGTCTACATGGAGTGCGAAGAGGACAAGCACGCGAATAAAGAGATTGCGCCTTACATTTTGATGATTGATGAGGACACGACCGAAGTTGTGGGCTTGTACCGCAATTGGGAGAAGGGCGACGAGGCGATGGCCAAGCTCGACCACCTGATCGAGTTTAAATTCATCCCTTGGCGTGGCGCCTACGCGATAGGTTTGCCGCACTTGATTGGTGGCCTAGCCGCCGCATTGACGGGTGCTCTACGGGCATTGCTAGACACGGCGCACATTAACAACAGCGCCACGATGCTCAAGCTCAAAGGCGCTAAAATGTCTGGCCAGTCCCAGAATGTTGAGGTAACCCAGATCACTGAGGTCGAAGGCGCTCCGGGCGTGGACGATATTCGCAAGATCGCGATGCCAATGCCATTCAACCCACCAAACCCGGTGCTGTTCTCATTACTTGGGTGGCTAAGCGAAGCGGCAAAGGGTGTTGTTACCACTAGCGAAGAGAAAATCGCCGATATCTCGTCTCAAGCGCCCGTTGGAACCACCCAAGCGTTAATCGAGCAAGGTGCCGCGGTGTTCTCGGCTATTCACGCGCGCTTGCATGAATCCCAAAAACGGGTGTTCAAGGTTCTCCAACGTATCAATCGGTGGTACTTGGACGAGATGCGAATTGACGAGCAAATCGCTAACCTCGAAATCGAGGCTGACGACTTTAGACACAATACAGATGTGCTTCCCGTGAGCGATCCGCACATATTCTCGGAAACGCAACGGATGGCGCAAACGCAAGCCGTGATGCAGTTCATGAATGCGTACCCGGACTTGTTTGATCGTCGTGCAGTTCTAACGCGTGCGATGAAGCAGATGAAGATTCCGAACATTTCGGAGTTGGTGCCTGAAGCGCCCGAGCCCGAGGAGACGAATGCCGCGATGGAAAACTCGCAAATCGCGATGGGTTCTCCGGCGTTTGCATACCCACACCAAAACCATCTGGCGCATTTGCAATCGCATTTGGACTTTGCGCTGAACCCGATGCTTGGATCGAGCCCAATGTTCGCGGGTAAATGCCTGCCCGCGATGCTTGAGCACATTAAACAGCACATGATGTGTTGGTATTTAGCGCACATGAACGGGTATGTTGAGCATTCACTCGGGCATCCAGTGGCGGATTACGACATGCCGAACCTCACTGCGGAAATCGACAAGCTGTATGCGTTGGCCAGCCAGCACACTTCGATGGACATGCAAACGGCGTTTGCCAAGGTGATGCCCGCGATTCAGCAGATCATGGGCACTGCGAAGCAAAATGCCGCACAGCCGCCGATGGATCCGAGCGATCAGGTGATACTGC